GGTGAATGGCAAGTTTTTTATCATTAACAAATAGTGTATTAGCAAGATTAAACGAAGTGCAACTCACCTCTTCTAACTTCTCCAATGCGAGAGGTATACAGGTTCAAGCACAAAATGCTGTCAATGAATCTATACGATATATTAATCAAAGGGAGTTTCAGTATCCCTTTAATCACACAACAAAATCACAAACACTGTCTCCGGGAATAGTTAGATATAGTATACCTGATGACGCAAAGCATGTAGACTATAATACAGCCAGAATAGTTAAGAATAGCACTATAGGAGCATCAGGCGCAAACTTAACAATACTTCAGTATAACGACTATATCAATAGAGAAAACGTAACACAAGAAGATGAGATAGTAACAACAACACTAGCAGAAGAATTAGATGCTAGTGAAACAGAAATAGACCTTACAAGTTCCACTGGCTTTGACAGCACTGGGACTATTTTTATAGAAAACGAAGAAATAACATACACAGGTATTAGCACTAATACATTAACAGGATGTACAAGAGGTGCTAACGGAACAACGGCAGCAACGCATGCCAACGGTACATCTGTTGCACAGTTTGATAATGGTGCTGTTCCTAGATTTATAGTTAGGACATTAGATAATAACTTTTTATTATTTCCGTTTCCTAATAGAGCCTATACATTAAAGTATGACTACTTTGCTTTCCCTACAGATCTTTCGGCATTAACGGACACAACTACTATACCTGCACGATTTGATCCTGTAATAATAGACGGAGCTACAGCTTTTGTTTATCAGTACAGAGGAGAAACAACACAGTATCAACTTAACTTTAGTCGCTTTGAACAAGGCATAAAGAATATGCAAAGTTTGTTAGTAAATAAATATGAGTATGTACGTTCCACAATGATACAACAACCCTCTGGATACTTTAGCTCAGGAGCGTTGAATTAATGCCTGATCTTTCGCAAACAAGCCCTGCAGTTTTTCCGCTACAGGGTGGATTAGTTTTAAACAAATCTACGTTTGCCATGCAACCCGGAGAGGCAATAGAGCTTGTAAACTTTGAGCCAGACATCAACGGTGGCTACAGACGCATAAATGGATTTGCTAAGTATAACACTAATGTAGTACCACAGACTAGTGCCTCAACAGAAGAAGTTTTATTATCCTGCATATTTAACAGCACGATAGTTGCAGCAAGAGGAGAAAAAATATTTACAGCCTCAGCAGGAAGTGGGTCTTGGACAGAAAGAGATAGTGGTAGAACAAGTGCAGGTGTGTATACCTTTGAACGCTTTAACTTTGATGGTAACGACAAGCTTATAGTTGCAGACGGAAACAACGCACCAACAGTATTTAATACATCGTTTGCGGCAACAGATGTATCTTCAGGTGGAGGTGGAGAAGTTAGCACTGCCGTAACAGGCGCAAAGTTTGTAGCTGTATTTAAAGACCATATGTTCTACGCAGGTATGGCTAATAGCAAACAAGAAGTTGTGTTTAGCGTACCCTTTGATGAAGATGACTTTACTACAGGCAGTGGTGCAGGTAGCTTTAAAGTAGACGACACCATAACAGGTCTTAAAGTTTTCCGTGAAGATTTGTTTGTATTCTGCCAAGACAGAATATTTAAACTGTCAGGAACATCGTCAAGTAACTTTGCTGTTACACCTGTTACTAGAAATATAGGATGTGTAAACGGACAGACAATACAGGAATTTGCAGGTGACTTAATATTTTTAGCACCTGATGGGTTAAGAACCGTTGCAGGTACAGCAAGAATTGGTGACGTTGAACTTGGTACTATAAGTAGTCCTGTACAAACTGTATTTAATGATAATATAGCCAGTGCTAGTGGATTTAGATCACTTGTCATACCAAATAAGACACAGTATAGAGTTTTCTTTACAAAGTCAGGTGTATCACAGGCTGAAACAGAGGGAGTAACCACCTCTCTACGAGGACAAAGCTTTGAGTTTGCACAATTAAAAGGAATAAGACCGACATCAACAGATACAGTTACCACAGCAACAGAAACCGTAGTAATACATGGTGGTGAAGGTGGGTATGTGTACAGGCAAGAGTCAGGTAATGATTTTGACGGAACAGCCATAGCAGGTAAGTACAGAAGTCCTGATCTAAGTTTTGGAGATCCGGGAATACGTAAACATATGCATCGTGTGCTTGTTAGTTACAAACCTGAAGCTGCTATAAGTGCTGACATGTTTTTACGATATGACTATGAAGACCCAAATAGTCCAAGACCCTCAGCGTACTCATTGTCTGCAGATAGTGTTGTAGCAATATATGGCACAAGTAAATACAACACGGCAACATACGGTGGTCAAACAGAGCCTTTGTTACGGCAGTCAGTAGAGGGGTCAGGTTTTACCGTAGCATTAAGAGTAGACGACAACGGAACAACAGCCCCTTACGCACTTAGGGGATTTCAGATGGAATATCAAACAGGAGCTAGAAGATAAATGGGAGCAACGTATACACGACAGTCTACATACAGTGACGGTGATGTTATCACGGCTGCCCACACTAATGACGAATTTAATCAGTTATTAGCAGCCTTTCAAGCATCAACAGGACACACACATGATGGCACTGCCAACGAAGGTGGTCCTATTACAAAGTTATTAGGTAACACACTTACCTTTGGTGCAGGAACAGCAGGAACAGATGTTGTTATAACATTTGATGGTGAAACAAATGACGGTGTGTTTTCATGGATGGAAGATGAAGACCACTTCAAGTTTAGCGACGATGTTGTAATTGATGGCACAAAAAGATTATACTTCAATGATGAAGGTGGAGAGTATCTACACGGTGATGGTACAGACCTAAATATCGTTGCAGGTGCAGACATCAACATACCTGCAAATGTCGGACTAACCTTTGGTGACGATGGAGAAAAGATTGAGGGTGACGGTACAGATTTAACCATCACAGGAAACAATATTAATCTTACTGCTACAGCAGATGTTAACATACCATCAGGTGTCGGTATAACTTTTGCTACAGCAGAGAAGATAGAATCAGACGGAACAGACCTTAGTATTACTGTAGGTTCAGGTGGAGACATCAATATACCTGCTGACATAGGTTTGACGTTTGGTAATGACGGAGAGAAGATAGAAGGTGACGGTACAGATTTAACAATCACTGGTAACAATATTAATCTTACAGGTACGGCTGATATTATTATACCTGCAAATGTGGGTCTTATTCTTGATGGGTCAGGTGCTGAGAAGATAGAGTCTGACGGCACAGATATAAACTTTAGTGTAGGCTCAAACGGTGATATAAACATTCCTGCTAACATTGGTCTAACCTTTGGCGATGATGGTGAGAAGATTGAAGGTGATGGCACTGACTTAACTATAACAGGCAACAACATAAACCTCACAGCAACTGCTGACGTTGTAATACCTGCAGATGTTGGTATAACATTTGGTAGTGGTGAGAAGATTGAAGGGGACAACACAGACCTCACAATAACATCAGGTGCGAAGATAAACCTTACAGCTACCTCTGATATACATGTACCAAACAATGTTGGTATAGTATTTGGTGGTGACAGCGAAAAGATTGAAGGAGATGGTACAGACATGACTATCTCTGCAAACAATCTTACTGTTGATGCTGTGGCAGATATTATTCTTGATGCTGCAGGTAACAATGTTACATTCAAATCTGACGGAACATCTATACTAGACATAGCAAACAACTCTAGCGATGTTGAGCTTACTGTAAGTGTTGCAGATAAAAACTTTGCAATCAAAGGAACAGATGGTAGTTCAGCCATAACAGCCTTAGACATTGACATGGCACTCGCAGGTAAAGCAACCTTCAGTGGAGATGTCGTTGTAACAGGTGACTTAACAGTAACAGGTGATGACATCACTATGGGTACAAACACCAGTGGTCACATCATGGTTGCTGACGGAAATAACTTCAACCCTGTAGCTGTGTCAGGTGATGTAACCATAGCATCAAACGGTGCAGTGACAATAGCTAACGGTGCTGTTGAAACTGCGATGGTAAATGCAAATGTTATAACAGGACAAACTGCTGAAACATCTCTTGATACATCTAACGATACAATACTTATACATGATGCTGATGCAGGGTCACTAAAGAAAACAACACTCGCATCTATATCCTCTGCTCTTGGTGGTATCACAGATGTTGTGGCAGATACATCTCCACAGCTAGGTGGCAACCTTGACACCAACAGCCACAATATACTTATAGATGACGCACACTTTATTGCAGACGAGAATGGTAACGAGCAGATAATATTTCAAACTACAGCATCTGCTGTCAATCAGATTGATGTAACAAATGCTGCAACAGGTAACGCACCTGAAATATCTGCGACAGGTGGTGACACAAACATCAGCTTGAAGCTGACACCAAAGGGAAGTGGTCAGGTTTTACTAGATGGTAATGTCGGTGTTGAGTCAGGTGTTATTGACCTAAAGAACTCAGGCTCACGTTCTAAGATTAACTTCTACTGTGAGTCAGGCAATGCTCACGCACAAACACTACAGGCTGCACCACACTCAGAAAGTGCATCTAACACGCTAACATTACCAAGCACAGGTGGTGACGTTGACCTAGTGTCAACAGCATCTACTGCCACACTAACAAACAAGTCAATAGACTCTGACAATAACACTATTACAAATATTGTAAACGCAGACATCAAGTCTAGTGCAGCCATAGCAGATACTAAACTTGCTACCATAAGCACAGCAGGTAAAGTAGCTCTCAGTGCATTAGAGATAGACGGTGGCACAGATATAGGTGCTAACTTAGCTGACGCTGACTTACTAATTGTTGATGACGGTGCAGGTGGTACAAACAGAAAAGCTGCCATGTCAAGAGTGGCAACTTATATCGAAGGTGGTATAAGTGGTGACATAACCATCTCTAGTGGAACGGCTGCAAT